CCAACTTTCACCGTGTAGGTCGTCTTACCAATAATGCCTGACCCCGTGACAAAGCCACCAGCGCCACCTCCACCAGCAGAACCAGTGTTTGCATACCGACCGCCGCCAGCACCACCACCGACAAGCAGATACTCAACACTCAGGAAAGCCATCGTCGGCACAGCCTGCGACGACTGCGACGACACATACCCAAGTTGACGGCGAGCAGTAGCCATCAGTTACGCCTCAATCGCGTTGACAAACCCAGTCAGCAAAATCACATCAGCCGTTCCAGCAAACGCCTTCACGACCTTCGCGTTCTGCAAAATAAGACCAGGAATCACCGTCACCAAACCCGCTTCGGGCAACACAGTCAACTCGATGTTGCCGTCAGCAGCCGTCGCAGTACCCCACTCAATCGTCAGTTTCACAGATGAACTCGAAGTGTTGTTCGCATAAACCCAAATCTCATCAAACGTGCCGACAGTCGTACCAGCAACAGCAGTATGCACCGTCACCGTTGAGCCAGTGCCCGTGCCCGTCACCTTGATAGCCAAACCATCAGTCGAACCCGACAGTTTCTTCTTCGTAAATGTAGACATGAATTACTCCTAACTAAACACTTGGATTTGAATAACGTCAACCGACGGAGGAATACTAATCGCCGCCCACTTCAAACCAGTTGAAGCAGACGAATCAGCGGTCAACACGTAGTCGTTGGTGCCAACTCCGAGGCGAGCAACATCAGTCCCATTGAACGCAACAAGGTCACCCTTCGTCGTATAGCGCGACGCCAAGAAGTTCGCCTCATCAGCATCATCCGCTGAGAACACAGGATAAATCGTCGCACCAGACGCATGACTCTGAGCAGTCGTATCATCCTGCGCACGAGTCAAAGTCAACACGGAGCCTGAGATGGTGGCGCTGCACTTCTCCTCGCTCGCAGTCCCAGGGCTAATGACAACATAGAAAGGGACGGCTGCCGTTGAAGGCCAGCCTGTAGTCGCCGCCAACGTAGCCGACGTGTCACCAGCCGACAAAGCGTTGGTAATGGTCGTCTGCGCCGCTGCGCCCTTATATTGTCTGCGAGTTACTGCTGCCATTTCGTCCTATCTTACGCTACGCATGACCACTATAGCAGTACCCTCAAAGTCGTTCGTCCGATGGGCGTTCACCAATTGGGCTATCTGCATCTGCACGTTCTCCACTACCACCGCGAACGTTTCTTCGTTCTCTTGGTAGGTGACCACTCGGGGGGTTTCCACAAGGTCGCGCAGGTAGGCGAGTTCGCGGTCGACGTCCTGCCAGTATTCGCGTCCGTTGATTGACAGTTTGTGGTGCATGATGAGGGGGACGGAGAAGATTTGGGAGCGTAGCGGGGCGGCGTAGGCGCGTGCCATCCAGCGGGTGAGGGTTGGTCCTGTGCTGGTTACGGCGTCACGGGCGAGGGTGACTTTGATTTCGGCTTCGAATACTTTGTCTTCTAGCCCGTCGAACGTTTTTTCTTTGACGTTCGGGGTGGACAGGGTGGCGAAGTCGAAGAAGTCTCCGCCATCTGATGCGACCGCCATCGTGACTGAACCTTTCAACGGTAGGCAGCGGATGTCCAGTTTGGGGATGAACTTGGCGTCTGGGACACCCCATCGGTAGATGCCTGAGCGTAGGTAGCCAGAGGAGACGAGGTTGGTGGCGTGGGGTGTGAACACGCCGACACCTGAGACGGTGAAGAGTGGCTTGTTTTGGAACTCGTGGATTGACTGCACCGTACCTTGTGCGGTAGCCATCAAGTCCGATGCGTACGCGGGTTGGTTCGGGGAGATGAACACGGAGATGTCCATGCGTCCGATGCCTGTTGAGGTGGAGTCAAAGTTTGACCAGGCAAAGTACACGTATTGACCGATGCCTGCCATCGCTCCGACTGCTGCACCTGTTTGTACGAGTGGTCCGACGGTGAGGTTGCCGTCGGTGTCTGCCGAGCAGAAACGGAACCCTGTGGTCGTGCCCAGGATGATGTAGCCGAGGTAGCCGTAGATGGATTGGACGATTTCTCCGAGGGGTAGTTCGGCGGCTGCGGTTGGGATGGCAAGTGCTGTGCCATCGGCTTGGATTTGCGTCTTGTAGATAATGCTCGTATTGCCTGCGTAGCCTGCGGCATAGATGTGGGTTTGTCCAGCAGCGAAACCTACCCACGTCCAGTTCGTGTTCGGATGCGTATAGAGCGGAGACGGGTTATTCGCTGACGAACCTGCCGCGGTGGTGATGTTCCAAATCTTGCGTTTATCGGTACCCTGCCCAGCGACCATCAGACGCCCCCTGACGTAAGCCAGGACTCCAGCCTCAATACCCGTGATGTACGCCGAAGAAGTAGAGATGCCAGCGTTGGTCTGGTCAATGTCGCCGTTGTCGTACGAGTAGAACACGTTGTAGCCGTCAGACGTAATCGAATACAGGTTTGATGTTTTGGTACCTGTCACCGTTGTGACCGTCACGAAATCGCTGGTGTATCTAACGGTCTGTCCGTCAGTTCCATAGAGGCGACCATCAGCAGTCACCGCATACAAGTTCGTACCAGAAGTCGGATACACGTTCGTCGTATCCTTCAACAGACTGAGCCTGCCCTTCGTCCACGGGTCCACACCCTTGCTCGAATAGAACCTGTACGCCTCAGCGTCAGCCGTATCCGAATACTGTTGCCCTGCACCGTAATGCCATGATGACTGCGAACGACGCCACAAACCCTGCGGGTTCAACGCACCTTCGCCAGGTTCCGTTGACTGGTCAACCGAATCACGAACACGAGCATCGAACTGGCGATTGAACGCGTTCGCCTTCATATCCAACATGTACGGGCGACCGTTGATAGCGACAGGGAAAACGTCAGGAACTAACTGGGTTGCACCCGTCCCTGTATAGAACGATGTTGCTGGACGGAAAGCGTCTTTGAAACGCGTCAGCGTAGCCATCGGCTACTTCCTAAACTTGATTGGATACTGCGCCTTCAAACGTGCCGCCTCCGCAATAATACGCTCACGACGCAAACGGGCAAGACTCGTAACCGAATCACGAACAGCACCAGGAGGAACCTCGTCAGGTCGACGCGTATCCCCCTGAGCCTCAATGAAGTTTCGTTTGATTTCACGTCCGTTCATCATCCGCAAAATGACACCAGTTTCCACAATGTCATCACACGTAGCAGGCAGGAAGCAGTTGGTGGTCAGGTCGGATGACTCTGCGGTGGCACGCACAAACGGGGCCTTATAACGCACACGTACCGAACCTGCCATCACAGGCTCATCAAACACGAGCGTGTTCCCTGACGCGAAATCGGTTGTTGGCAAACCTGTTTGTAGACGCACGTAACTCAACACAGGATGGTCGTCGGCAAGATAGCGGAGACGTGCATCCAACAGTTCGATAATTGTTCCAGAGTTCGTAATGTTGATTTGACGGTCCGAACCGTTATAGGTGAGGTCGGTGGTGACGACACGGAACAGTCCGTTCATCGTTGACGACAAGTCGTCCAGTTCGGCGTTTACTGCATCGAGCATTTGCGCTCGCGGGAAGCGCGGATTGACCGTAGCAAGTACGTTGGCTGAGTGAGCCGCAGCGGTCGTGCCGCTGAATCCTCGTTCCACTGTGAGCGTTTTGGTTGCCGTGTTCGCTTCCCAAACGTAAAAGAGTTCTGATTCAATTTCGAATACAGAACCAGCACGAAAGCCGCCAAGGTCATAAGACAGAACAACACTTGTCGTGCTGCTATCGAGGCTTGTCGCCAACTTGTTGCGTTCTTCAACGACCCCTGCCAACATCTGACGCGAAGCCCTGTTCAGGACCGTCGCAACTGTCGTCATCTTACTCCGTAGGTACCGTACCCTGGGAACGAACCTGCTTGTGCTTTGGCAGACGACTTACGAGTGCGCTTGCCTTTCTTCGCTTTCGGTGCAGGACGATACTCCTTAGCAGGAGCGCCCTTCACGGAAGACTTCTTGTTCTTTGGGAGAGGCATTACTTACGCTTGCCCTTCTTACCGCGCTTCATCTTGCCGTACTCCATCATCTGTTCCTTCTTGGACTCAGACTTCTCGTGACGCATCTTGGCAGCCTTGGACTTGTACTTGCTCATGGGTGTTACCTCCTTGGAAAGACTACCACTTTACGCGGTCAGCCCAATATGCGGCAGACATCTTGCCCTTGGCAATGTTCTTGGCGTGACGGGCTTTGAACGCACGGTTGCGGGCACTGCCCTCTGGGGAACCTTTGACACCCTTTTGTCCGAAGCGAATCAGTTTGACTTCGCTACCAGATTTGGCAAGTACCGCATGGGATTTCTTGGGGTGGCTTGGTGTCGCTTTCGGCTTGTTGTAGCCAGAAAAACGTTCACCTCGATAGTTGATACTCATTGACGTTTAGCCCACGCGTTATCGACAAGATTCGGGTAGGGGCGACCCGCATCGGCGGCACGTCGTTTCGCAGCAGACTTCTGCTTTGGAGTCAACGGCTTGGATTTCTTATTTGGGTTCTTTTTGTCCCAGAACGCTTTCTTACTTTTTCTTTGCACGGCGAGCCTCCGACAATGCGATGGCAACAGCCTGCTTGCGCTTGGTTACCTTTTTACCTGATGACGACTTCAGCGTTCCACGCTTATATTCGCCCATAACTTTTTGTACCTTGGTCTTTTTCATCGTACCTCCACTGTATATGCATCAACATAACCTGACGCGAGCAGCACGTCAAGCACCCCTTCAGGTACCCGCAGCGGGACGCCCTTGACAAACTTGTAGGTCTTGTCGGCGATGTCGCATTGGAGGCTGCGTTTCAAGGTGACGTGATGCCAGAGGGTAGCCGTCTCGGTTGCAAGGTCGGTGAGCAGGGTTCCTGCGGGGAGGGTGTCTGCGAGTTGTCTGGCAGCCGATGTCCACGACCATTTGCGAACCTCGGGCAGTTTGGCTTTCGCCCACGCCAGATAGGTGTTGTGGTTGGCGTACATTTCACGCATCGCCTCCGCCAACTCCCGTGGGTCGGTTTCATCCCAAGTGCCACCATAAATCGACGGTGACGGCTTATGGCTTAGAACGAACGGGGCGAGATGGGCGAAACCTTTCTGTCCCGAGGAGTCATTGAGAATCGTTGGAATACCGCACGCCATCGCCTGCAACGGCATCAACCCGAAACCTTCGCCTCTGGTGATGGCGATGTAGCAGTCGGCTTGATGGAAGTAGTCGATGGTTTCTTGGTCGGTGAACCAGGCTCGGTGCATAAACACGTTGTCAGGCAACTTGAGGTCAGGTATGCCGTGTGCTTCAGGGTTGGGTTTGAGGTGGAGTTCGGCGTCAAGGTCAGCAAGTTTGAACGCCTCCAACACGATGTCCAACCCTTTACGCAACCACTGTGACCCGCCAGCATGGAACCTGAACCTGGGGTTGGCTGGTCGTTGTTTGGGTTTCCAAATCTTTGTGTCCACCCCCAACGGAACCTTATGCACATTCTTGTGATGTCGAGAAAACAACTCGACGTTATGGTCGCAGGGGACGATGATTTGGTCGTAGACGTTCATCCAGTCGATGAATCGTTGGTTGAGTTGGGTGGATTCCCACATCGTAAAACAGGCTCGCCACTGGTTCTTGTAGAACGTGTCAATTTGGTATGGCTGCATCATGTTCACCATGACGCTCGCATGTTCGTGCAACGTCACATCTTTGGGCACATGGTCCATGAACCCTTTGAACATTGCACCGTACCCGTAGCGCGGGTGCGGATACCCCAACCAGGATTGGTGATTCAATCTGCAATCTTCTCTAGTTTGGCTGACCCGTCAATCTTCGTTGGCTGCCCGCCAGTGCGACGGATGCGCTTGTAGGCATCCAGGTCTTTGTCTAACTGTTTCTCTTTGGCGTTCAAATGTTGGACGTTGTGGCGTGTTGGCATCGCAGACCCAGACATGCGCACATGCGAAATGCGGCAAGCGAAACAGCCTTCAACGTCGAGTGTCGGGTGTGTTTCTGCGTGTTTCATTTTCCCCTACGAAATGTATGCGCCGTAACCTGCCGCGGTAAGACTAGCAACTTCATCAGCCGACACTTGATTATCCGTCCCACCCCAATACACCTTGGAGATGGTGGTGATGTCGTTCGGTTCGTTCTCCGTGTAGGTGCCGTTGGTGAGTAGGAACACGTTCCTACCGCGAGGTTCGGCATCGAAATGTTTGAACAGCGAATATGCCATCCGCGCCTCTTGGGAATCAAACTCCTTGGGCGGAATACCCAGAACCATGAAGTCATCGGTTGGTGGTCTAAAGATGCTCATGAGACGTAATCACCATAGCCTGCTGCAACCAGGTCGGCCTTCTCTTCGGCGGTCACAAAGTTTTGGGAGCCGCCGTAATAAATCTTGGCAATCAGGTCATAGTCCCGCTGCTCGACAGTCGTGTAAGAACCGTCGGTCAGTTTGTAGACGTTGCTGCCTGCGTAGGTGGGTAGGGCATAGCGGAACAGGCGACCCGCAATCGACATGTCGTCACGGTCCGCTGCCGCAATCTCAGTGGTTGCAGGTGGGCGGAACAGCAGCAGTTTGACTGTGGTAGTGGACTCGTTGCTGGTGCCCGAAGCCGAGGCGGTGCGCTGTGCGACACGAGCCGACACAATCTCCCTGCCACCCGTACCTGATGCTGTAGCGGTACGGAAACGGGTAATGAGACGTAGCACAATCGCCGCACCCGTTCCCGTGCCCGTGGCGGTGCGGGGTGCGATGTGTAGTTGGCTGACGCTCGATGCGCCTGTCCCCGAGGCGGTGCCCATGCGTGCACGGGTAACTGCGCCTGCAGCCGTCTGGGTGCCTGTGCCTGCGGCTGTGGCGGTGCGTGGCACGATACGAAGCCCTGTAGCGGTCTGGGTGCCCGTACCTGAGCCAGATGCGGTGAAGGCGCGGGTGACCACGCCAGACGCGCTAGAAGCCCCTGTGCCTGCGGCTGAGGCTGTACGTGGCGCGATATGCAAACCGACAGCACCACTCCCTGTGGTCCCTTGACCACTGGCAGTGGCAGAGCGTGGGACGACACGCTCACCCTCAGCGGTCTGCGTACCCGTGCCAGTGGCGAGTGCCGTGCGCTTGGCAACCAGCACCGTAGTGGTCGATGATGCACCTGACCCTGAACCTGTCGCAGTACGCAGCGATAGAACTAGACGTTGCGCAGTTGACGACCCTGTACCTGCTGCTGAAGCAGTACGGTCAACGACGACTAGACCGCGATAGAAACCTTGCGTCGTCTTATAAGGAGAAGCGAAATAGACGACCTTGCGGTACGTGTAGTTCGGTACTTCTTCAAACTCTCGAAATCCAGGAGAGTCGGTGAACCCGAAACTGAAATCGGTGACTCCAGTAGCCATATGGCTACTTCACCTCAATCCAGTGTCAGGGTCAGCGAAGTGATTTGGAAAGTGTCGCCAGCGGTTACCGCAGCAGAGGACGACAGGGCGCCCTTCCACAAACAGTTGCCTGTGGTGGAGTTATCCCACAGCGAGAAATGCGAATAGGTTTCCGTGGTGGAAACGTTCGTCCACTCAACGGTCGCAGAAGAAGCCATCGAACCAGATGACGCAGCAGAAAACGTGACTTCCCTGCGGGTGGTCTCTGTGGCTGCGTTGCTTGTGCCCGCTTCGCCTGGGTCTCCAGTGTGGAGTTTTACGTAGACGTTGCTCACCGAGAACGATTGAGCGCGAAGGGTATCAAGCAGTTTGTTTTCTGCGTAGTTGGAAATCGACATCAGTTACCTCGCGCAAAATGATAGCAGAGAAAACAGAAGTGGGGGGAGCGGGGTAGGGGAGGAAACCCCGCCCCCCCACCGATTCTGTCTGAACTAATTACTTAGTTCGCGCCGAGCGACGACGACGACTCAATGCGACGCAGTGAAGCCTCGCGGAATCGTGCGTAGCCACCAAGCCAGTACCAGCCGACAGGCTGGAAGCGCTGGAGCACGTCGACCACTGGACCGCGCACAACGCGTGGGAACGCGCCGTTGCCATCCACAATCGAGTGAGCCTTGGCGAGTGCCTGACGTCCACAGATGTGGGTGCAGTACGCATCCACGGTGCCCGTCGAGCCTGAGCCGTTCGAGGCGTTCTCGAAAATCTTCGCACGTGGCGTCTCAATGAAACGCACACCTTCGAAGGCTCCGATTTCGCCGTTGTAGATACCTGCTGGGTCGCTGTACACGTGCGGGTCACGCCACGACGCAACACCCGTCTCACGACGGAGGTCGTAGGACACGTCTGGGTGAATGTAACCCATGTACATGCCGTTGAACGAAACGGCGTTGGCCTTGCGAAGAGCAGCAACAATGCGGCGAACGTCGTTCGCCTCAATGATGTCTGCTGCCGCAATGTTGTTGCGAGCCGTTGGGGTGGTGGTTCCGCCACCGCCGTACACGACGTTGGTGCCAGCGGCAAGCACGTCACGGATAACTCCGTCGATGCTGATACCAGCGTTGTAACCAACGAGGTTCGCGGCTGCTGCATCCACGTCAAGGAACGAGGTGCCACGCAACTTGGCGGTGGTGTTCACGGCGTTGCCGTACTCATCCAGCGTCACTTCAACTTGGCTGTCGCCCATCACCACTGGGGTGACGTCGGTGTCCTCGGTGAGGGTGCTGGTCTTTTCGCTCAAGTCGTTGAAGATGGTGAACTTCACGCTTGAACCTGGCATTGCTTGTGCGACTGGCATCACGTCTGCAACCGCGTCGAACAGAAGTTCGGAGCGGAGTGCGAAGTACGCAATCCTGTCAAATGCAACCTGGTCTGTGAGCAGGCTGCTCTGTTGTGTCTTGGACATTACCTGTTATTGCTTTCCCCCGACAGGCACGGGGGCCTGCGGGCTAGATGTTTTCTGCTTCT